TTAAATTAAGAACACTATTTCCTACTCGACCAGCAGCTACTACTTCACCTTTAGCTTGCAGTGCAGCAAGTGAAGTCTTTCTTTTCTCTGCTCCTGCTGCTTTTTGTTCTTGTTGGAATTCCAGATTTAATTGTGCGACATCACTTTCAAGTGCTTGATTTGCTAGAAATATATTTTGATTAATAAGATCTTCTTGAAGTAATTGTTTCTGATCTTCAGTTGTTCTTTGTGCAGTTGTTCTTAAAACATTGTATTCATATTCTTGTTCTGCTTGAAGGTTCTGAAATTCTATCTGTGCATTCTGTGCTCTAGTCGCTGCCTGTTGTTGCATGATGCCTAGACCTGCTGACATCACACCCATTACTACACTGGCTGCTACTGCACCGCACATAATTAGATCCTCACGAATTCATAGAAGAGCCGACTTTCTGGCCCATATTCTGAGTGCTTTTTAATGAATGTAAATCCCATCCATTGAAGCCATCTGACATGAACTTTGTTTCTAGC